AAAAAAAAAAAAAAAAAAAAAACAACCAACAACAAAAAAAAAAGCTATTAAGAAGAAAAAAAAAAAAAAAAAGAAAGCGAGAAAATAATGCCTTATCATACAGGACACGGAAGTAAGAAAAAAAAGAAAAAGAAAAAAAACAAAATGGGTAAAAAGAAAAGATAATGGTAAAAGTAGCATCTATCACAGGAATCATAAAAGGTCTTAAACCAAGACAACAAAAGACTATGAAAGCACACGCAAGACATCATAGTTTAAAGCATATGCGATCTATGGCTAGAGCATTAAAAAAAGGTGCTACTTTTCAATCTGCACATACTAAAGCCATGAGGAGTGTAGGAAAATGAAACGAAGAAAAGTTCCTAAAGATAAAAAATTAAAAACACCAAAGAAATATTTGACAGGATTGACAGGTGATAAACGAAAAAAAAGAGCTAAACTTTTAAAAAGAATGTCAAAGTTATATAAATCTGGTGCTACTATTCCTGTATCAATGTTTAAAGCGAGAGTAAGATAATGGCAACTAGAAGAAAACCTTTATCGCCTAGAGTTATTTCTACATTAAGAGCAAAAGCTAAAACAAAAAAAAATATAACTTTAGGGCAACTTAAAAAAGTTTATAGACGAGGACAAGGAGCATGGCTTTCTGGCGGTTCTAGACCTAAAATACCAATGTCTGCATGGGCGATGGCAAGAGTAAATTCTTATGTTAGAGGAAGTAGAAAACATGATACCGATCTTAGAAGAAAGAAAAAGAAATGAGTAAGTCTGCTTTACAAAAAATAGAATCACACGAAAAGTTATGTCGTATTATGCAAAAACTTACACATCAAAAAATTTCTGTTATAGAAGAAAGAGTAAAACGATTAGAAAAAATTTTACTTATTTGCACAGGCTCATTAATTAGTGCTATGGGTTATGTAATATTTACTTTGCTATCAAAATAGTTTACAAGCGATACTTGTATGGCTAATAAAAAAATTTTAGTGATCAGCGATATGCATTTGCCTTATCAGCATAAGGATTCAATTACATTTTTGAAAGAAATAAAAAAAGAATTTAAACCAGATCGTATTATAAATATTGGAGACTTGCTTGATTTTCACGCTATCTCCATGCACGAACACAACCCAGATTTATATTCTGCTGGTCATGAACTAGATAAAGCAAAAGAATACATAAAAGAATTAGAAGCTATATACCCAGAAGTAACAGAGGTTGATAGTAACCATTCTAGTTTAGTTTATAGAAGAGCATTAAAATTTGGAATGTCAAAACAATTTTTAAAACCTTATGGAGATTTTTTAGGTACAAGAAAATGGAAATGGATTGACGATCTTACTTTAACAATGTCTAATGGACAAAGATGTTTTTTTACGCATGGCAGAAGTGCAGATGTTTTAAAAGTAAGTCAAGCTATGGGAATGTCTGCAGTACAAGGTCATTATCATACAAAATTTGTAATTAGCTATTGGGCAAATCCTGATAATTTATTTTTTGGCATGAATGTTGGTTGTTTAATAAATCAAAAATCAATGGCATTCAACTATGCAAAGAATTTTAAAACTAGGTTTATTTTAGGTTGTGGAATAATATTAAATGGAATACCTAGATTACTACCTATGGTGCTTGACAACAAAGGTAATTGGATTAATAAGATAGTATGACCTCAAATACATTAAAAAAGACCCTTTTAAAGAGCCATAGAGCCACGCAGAGCGATAATTCTGCATTTTCTGATCAGGTATCAGGGAATCACTATAAAAAGCTTAAAATACAACCTTTGACTTATTGCATGGCAAATGATTTTAATGCTTGTCAAACACATATCACAAAGTACATTTCAAGATATAATTTAAAACACAAAGATAAGAAAAAACAAATAGAAGATTTAGAAAAAGCAAAACATGTAATTGATATGCTTATTGAGGAGATAAAAAAATAATGTGGCTTTCGTTAGTTAAATTTGGACTTAAAACAGGTGCAGAAATTTATAAAAATAAAAAAGAAACAAAGATATTAGAATCAGTTGCAGAAAAAAAACAAATGCAAAGAGTTATTGATGGCGAGATCGAAATGGTCAAAACTATTAAAGAACACCAAGCTAATGATTGGAAAGACGAAATCGTATTAATTTTAATCTCAATTCCTTTATTAGTTTGTGCTTATGGAATTTTTAGCGAAGACCCAAACGTTATTGCTAAATTAGATGCTTTTTTTGACCAGATTGATAGATTTCCCCTATGGTTACAGGGTTTGATTATTGGTGGTTATAGTTCTGTACTTGGTATAAAAGGTGTATCAGCATTTAAGAAAAAGTAGTATCATGTCTAAATGGACAAGATAAAAGTTGATGCAGTGATAACCGATTTAGAACTACAATTAGAAACTCATAATAATCCCTATGGTTCTTTTATTAACTTTAGATTTATAGACACTTTCCCATATTTTACAAAAGTAAATGAAATGATTGAAGAAGTTAAAAATAGAAATGATGTTGATTTAATTAATTACGAATATTCTTATACAGGAATTAATGAAGATACAGACATAAAACATTTTGATATTGTAAAGCATTAACATGGGGGATTTCTCCCCCATATATTATTAATTTTTTATTAGTTTTTCTGTTGCTATATTATTAATAGATTGTGTTTTTAAATTTTCACAATAACTATGAGCAACTTTAGATTCTACTTTGCAATAAAGATATATTTTTTTTTTATCTGAAAGTTCTTTTTTTACTTTCTTATATCTATCATCATTACTAGCTTTGGTTTTTGCCAAAGTTGCAGTAATAGATTCATTACTCATTTTTTCATTTACCACATAATCAAATACTTCTTGCACTTGATCTTTAACATTATCATAATCAATTTCTGCATTGACATATTTTTTATCAAGAGCATCAAGATAAGCCATTATTCTATTTGGCTCAAATGATTGTGGTCGTATTGTGATATATTTTGCCAACTCGTTAGACATTAACCAAGTTCTCTTTCGTAAATTTCTGGGTTAAAATCAGTTGCATTTTCTTTAGCCCAATCTATTTCTTCTCTAGGACTTTCTGGCAATCTATCATCAGTTAACTGAATACCTTGTTTAGCTTGTTGATAGCTTTGTTGTTGAGGAGTATAATTTTGTTTATTAAAATTATTACCACCACCAAATGGTTTGACCATATAATAAGTAATTTCTAACTCCATACCATTATTATATTGATTTGGTTCTGCTTGTATTGTTTTTGCTCCCCATTTAAGCACATATCCTGATCTAACATATTCTTGTACTTGTGGAGTATTTAACCAACCTTGTATATTATTTAAATCAAACATATTTTTAGTTAAAGTACATTTGAATTGAGCTTTATTAGATGAAGCTTGATACTCCATCTTTGGTGCTTGTTTTCCTGTGCTATACATTTTTAAAGTTAATCCACAGAATGGTAGTTGTGTTTGTTGTATTTGTGTCATGTTTTTCCTTATTGTTTCTGTTTTTGTTTTTTAGGTTTATTACTTTCCATAGCCAACATCATATATTTGGCACCTAGAAAAGCATTAAACATTTCTTTATTTAAAGGAAGTTCTTTAATCTCAATTTTACTATCTTTTTTGGGCAATCTAATAATTAACCCATTAGTAATTTTTGATTTAGTTTCTTCCTCATAGGCATATTTATAAGCATTTAACTGTAACGTATAGTCAAATGATATATGATTGCTTGTTTTAATATCTGCCAAAACAAGATTGCCATTCTTGTCTCTTAAAACAAGATCAAGAGTACCAGCATAGTTATGTTTTTTAGAAAATATTTTTTTTTCTAATTCAACAACTTGGTATTCTTGAGTATTCCACCAATCTAAAAATAAATTAAAGCAATTAACAACTGCTTTATCAGATTGATTTGGAATTTTTTTATTTAAAAGATAATCTTCAATTAATCCATGAACTACACTTCCAACTAATCCAGCATCTTCTTTTATCTTTTCAGTTTTATTTGTAGCATGATGTATTATCCTTTCTAGCGATATTCTATCTAAAGGTCTTTGATCATCTAAAATATTATTAATTGAATCTTTTATCTCACGAATTGGAGTAGAAACTAACCAATTTACCAATTGAGGTTTAGGAATACCTTTGCCACATATTCCTGTTACACTTTCTACTTTTTCTCCGTTAAAATAATAGATATGATTTTGATCATCAAAATCTAATTCAAGACCATTTTGTAATTTATGTTTTATATACATGTTTTTCCTTTTCTAGTTTAATCGTTCTATTAATTGAGTAATATCATATCTATAATAATTTGATAGACAAAATAATTTAGAAACATCAGTTTTTATACCTTTTTCAAATTTATATAACTCATAAATTGAATTAAAATATATTGGATTATCTTCTACTACTGCCTCAGCAGTAATATCTTTATTAAGTCTTACGTTTTTAAATTTAAGACCTATTATTTGATTTAAAAGTTTGGCATTAGGTTTTTTTTTAAAATCTTGTACCATTCCCTTAACCATATAATCTGTTTTTAATTGTTTGTTCATATTTTTTCCTTTCTATCTTTAACTTCTTCATGTACTCTTTCATTGTTTTAGCTTCTATCTTATCCATTAATTCGTTAACCTCTACGAAAAATGGGTTCATATCTCCAAATGTGTAACCTTTTTTTAAAGATACCTCGTTTATTAATTTAAGCCTTTGTTCCTTTACTGACATTGTGATCTCCCTTTTCTGCATTTTCTTTATCTAGTTTTATTAATTCTAAACCAACTTGTTCAATTAGTTTATCTAAATCTGCTTTCATTTCATGGTAAGCAACTAATCTTTCAACCAATCTTACTTTTTTAAATGAATGATCTAACTCTTTTTTTAAACTCATATTATTATTACTCC